TATCCGGATTACAAACTTCTGCAACTAATTTATTAAATGGCGGCCTTGCCAGTTCGATTAGCGGACTTACCAGTGGACTTAGTGGACTCACTGGTGGACTTCCAGATCTCGGTGGAATCACTGGCTCACTCGGTGGACTTGCTGGCGGAATTACTAGCGGACTTCCGGATCTTGGGGGATTACTGGCTAACGCTGGCAAATTCGGAGTAGCCGATGCACTAGCCTGGGCAAAAGGAAAATTACCGGCGATTCCGGATATATCGGGATTAATGGATTCGTTGGCTAAACAAGGTCAGTTTGCAGTTAATTTCAGTGATTTTAAATTACCAGCTGCGTTAGCAGGTGTTATACCAGCCGCCGGATTCGCTGGTACAATTGATCGATCTACCCTGAATGCAGCCACTGCTAAACTAATTGGTAGTGACAAGATTCCTTTACCAAAATTTGCTCCTGAAGCAATTAGCACGGCACCGTTAATTGCATTAGCTGGCCAGGCTAAGTCGTTATTACCGAGTATTTCAGGCATTACAAATTTATTGCCAGGGATACCAAATGTTTCGAGTATCACAGGGTTACTTTTGGGAAGCTCGCCAGCAAGCAGTCTTCTATCATCTGCAAAAAATCTACTGTTGACTGGTGAGAGTGTATTATCAACAGCATCGGCAACCGCCGCCGCAGCCAAAGCCACATCATTTGTTTAACTGAGTAAATACTACTATGACAACATTCAGAGGATTTAATACAATAGGCCAGGCTAAGAAATTTACATTGCTAGATTTTGAATTAGTTAAGCGTGACCTGCTAAATGCATTCAACATACAACAAGGCCAGGTGGTTGGGCGACCCGGGTATGGCACAGTGTTATGGAACTATATATTTGAAAATCAAACTCAAGATACCGAGAGAGCGATTTTAGCTGAAATACAGCGTGTCGCCGGTCTCGATCCTAGACTCTATATTCAATCAGCAGAACTATTCCCGCAAGATAATGGTATATTAATTCAGTTGCAATTAACAATAGTTCCAGGCCAAACATCGCAGTTTTTAAGTCTCTATTTCGATCAGCAGACCAGAGCTGCCACATACATTTAACATAAACTGGGCGGTTTATTATCTCCATAAATAATCTACAAGATGGATTATTATGGCAAAAACTACTAGACAAACTGCGGTATTCGGGGTCGAAGATTGGAAAAGAATCTACCAAACCTATCGCGAAGCCGACTTCCAAAGTTATGACTTTGAGACTCTGCGTAAGAGTTTTGTTGACTATGTACGACTATATTACCCAGAAACATTCAATGACTACATTGAATCATCTGAATTTATTGCTATTCTAGATGTAATGGCATTCATGGGGCAAGCACTTGCTTTTAGAACAGATCTCAACACTCGTGAAAATTATTTAGACACTGCCGAACGACGCGATAGTGTTGTTAAACTTGCTACCTTAGTTGGATATACTCCCAAGCGTAATACCGAGGCGTCCGGTTACCTTAAAGTATTTTCCGTTCAAACAACGGAAAATATTGTAGATTACAATGGTATTAATCTGGCCAACATTACTGTTAATTGGGCCGACCCTACAAATTTTGATTGGCAAGAACAGTTCAACGCTATTATCAATGCTGCAATAGTAAACACTCAACGAATCGGCCGACCCGGCAACAGAACAACAATACAAGGGATTCGTACCGACGAATACACAGTTAACCTAGTGCCAGGTTTCTTGCCAGTTATACCATATAGTTCTGTAATCGACGGAGTCAATATGCCGTTTGAAGCAGTCAGTGCAACTGCTTCTGGACTCCCTGCTGGTGTAGAATATGTCTATGAGCCGAGCCCACGGGCAACTGGCCAATTTGGAATGCTATTCCGTAACGATCAACTGGGGTTTGCCTCGGCCAACACAGGATTCTTTTTCTTATTCAAGCAAGGCGTATTGCAAAATCAAGATTTTAACTTGGCAGAACGAATTGCCAATCGTGCAGTTAATATTAATATCGAAGGCGTTAATAATACAGACCGCTGGTTGTATCAACTAGACGGTGTTGGTAATGTTGCCCGCGAATGGGCATTTGTTGAAAGTGTATACACCGCTGCCGTTGAACAACAAACAGCATTACGACCGCTATACTCTGTAACAAGCAGAAGCAACGATCAGATTACAATGAACTTTGGTGATGGCGTGTTTTCAGAAATTCCAGTGGGTCTCTTCCGCGCCTATGTTCGCGCATCAAATGGATTGCAATATATTATCAATCCTGAAGAAATGCAAAATGTATTACTCAGTATCAGTTATGTCAGTAGAACTGGTCAACTAGAGACACTTACTTTTACATGTGGCATTACTAATCCAGTAAGCAATGCACTTTCCCGTGAATCTCTTGATGAGATTAAAAATCGGGCACCGGCTAGATATTATACACAGAATCGTATGGTCAACGGAGAAGACTATACTAATTTCCCGTATACTGCTTATAACTCAATTATTAAATCCAAGGCACTAAACCGAGCATCGATTGGAACGAGCCGTTATCTTGACCTTGTAGATAACACAGGAAAATATAGTTCCACAAATACATTTGGTAGCGATGGCGCATTATACGAATCAAACGAATTACCGACATTTTTGTTCAGTTGGTTAACTATAAATGATATTACTGATATTATTACCAATCGAGTACAACCGTTATTGAGTAGAGAAGCTGCAATTCAATTCTATTACGCAAACTATACAAGACCATCGTTATTACCTTTAGCAGTAAGTTGGAATCAGAGTACCACTCTGGCCAACGAAACCACTGGATATTTTAAAAATACATTAGGTAACCCAGTACCAATTGGCATATATGCCAGCAACAATATGAAGTATGTACAAGTCGGCAGTTTAGTTAAATTTAAATCTCCAACAGGGTATTACTTTGATGCCAATAATCGTCTCCAACTTGGCGTGCCGACCAGAGCCGACGAAAAATTAACATTATGGGCATCTACTACCGCAGTATATATTGATGGAACTAATCAAGGACTTGGTAATTTTAGTAACGGCCTAGGACCAGTGGTTCTTAACAATTATATTCCCACTAATGCAGTATGCGTTGAAGTAATTCCGCTATTCATTACAGAATTAAATACTGCACTAAGACAAAATATATTAGCACAAGTCGAGTTGTTTCGTAATTTTGGACTAGGTTATAATAATCTAACCAGCGAGTGGTATTTGATTACTTCTACTAATCTTGATATTAACGCACCTTGGAGTCAGGCATATGCCGGCGATACTTCTGGCACCAATTTAGATGCCAGCTGGTTTGTACAGTTTGTAACAGATGGTACATCCTACACTGTAACAACCCGGGCATTAAATTATTATTTTGGTAGTGTACTCGAAACACGATTTTTCTTTTATGGTAACGAACAAATCTATGATAGCCGCACAGGTACAGTTATCCGCGACTTTGTAAGAGTATTAAAAACTAACAGCAGACCGGATTCAAATTTACCGCTAGACAGTGATATCACAATGAGAATTATTGATCAGCCAGTGCAACCAGATGGATATGTTAACGACTATCAAGTATTAGTATCATGGCAAGATAGAGATTCCGACGGCATTCCCGATGACCCGGATTTCTTTGATGAAATTGTTGCACCTAAGGTAACACCTTCGACTAAATTGGTATTCTTTCAACAAATAGTGGACTTTGATAATCTTGAACGCTACTTATTAGTTGAACCGGGAATTGTTAATTCCCAGTATGCAACGCTGGACGATATTACATTGGTCAAGGCACAATATATAGTTGGTCAAGTATTCTATGCATACACTGATGCTTTATTTTATATTTTAACTTTGACTACAGCAGGTACTACTACACTGACCATCACTACCGATTATCAAACTCGTGTTGGACGCCAAGACTTATATTTTCAATATCGCCATAATAGTCCATTAACAAATCGTATTGATCCGGGCTCAACAAATATCATTGACCTGTATGTAGTCACGCAGGCTTATTA